GGTGAGCTTCACCAGCCGCCGCTGTAAGCCGCCACATGATTTGAGAGTTCGCGCCACATGATTTGAGAGTGGCTGGAGAGGCTATTTAAGGGGTCCAAACGGCCGGTCACACCCCCACCGTAAGGCCGGGGACCAGTGGCGTGATCAGGAGCTCGCGGACCGACCAGACAGCCACCGGTATAGGTCGCATGGGCTCGGCGGCGGATCGTGGGGCTCCCAGGGCGTCCGCCCACCGCACGCCCAGATGTCGTTGTTCACCATCTCGCTGCAGATCACGCCGCCCGTGTTGCGCGTGCTGCGGCCGACCACGTGATACAGAGGCCGCAGGGCGAAGAGCAGGTAGTCAATCACTCCGTACAACTGCCCATCGTCGGTGAGGCGCGCTTCAAGATACTCACGAGTAACCGGCGCTGGCGCGTCGAAGAGCAGCACCTGAGAGTCGGGATAGTGCGGCCAAGTGCGGCGCCGCCTGATCAGGTGCATGTCGTACATCAGGCCGCGCTCTTCATCCACCCACGCGACGTGATAGGCGTAGCATCCGGTGAAGAATCTTGTCAGCCAGCCGGAGAGCTTGCGGCGGTTGAAGATGATGGCGAGCTTCATCCTAGCACATCCTTCTTCGCCCAACTCTCGGCCCATATCTCCTGCACTCTTGTCAAGACCGCAGCAGCAAGGTCCTTTAGCTCCTTGTAGCCAAGCTGCTCTACGGTGTTCGCTCTGGTGCGAATGGGCACCGTCGCAGTCGGAGGCAGCACGCCAGTGGCGAACGCAGCAATCAGGCCGGTCAGGTGCATCTGGAAGGTGGCATCAAGGTGCCACTCCTTGCCCTGCCATAGCAGTCCACCGGCCAGCGCCTTGTCGCGCTCTTCCTCAATCTGGCGTACTCTTGCGGATCGCGGATTGAGCACTTCATCCACTTCTGCTGTTGTCGGCTCACCACCAACAGCGTCCACGATTACGCTGCGTCCGAGGAAGGTAGAGAAGACTGTGTATCTGGCGGCATCGGGCTGCTGGTCGGTCGCTGGGAAATTAGGCTCGAACTCGTAGATGGCGCAAATCGTCATCCCATGATCTCCTCTACTTTCAGGAACGTGCTCGCTACACCTCCATAGACCCGAGATCCTGAGTTACCATTTACCGACCACGTACCCCCTCCGGGAGAACTCCCGCGCAGTTTGAGCGTGATCGTTGATGTAGTGGCTGCCACCATCGCGTGCTCTACAGACGCGAAACAACGTTCGGTTGCGGCCGCCTCTGAGCCAATTGCCGCTGCGAGCGCGTTCGCGTCGCTATCCTTAAATAGTCCCAAAGCTGCTGGCCCCGTGCTTGACGAGCCGCCACCTGCCTGAGCAGCGATGTACAGCACATTCGCGCTGGCCCTCGGCGTGATGCTCAGGGTAGTAATTTGAGTGCCCTGAGTAGATTGAGGAATCGTGTCGTTGAAGGGGAACGCGGCAGTCACTGACACGAGCCCGGTTACTTGCGACATCGCCGCCTGTATCTTCTGGCCAGCTACGCATCGTGGGTTGACGACCACGGCGCTCGGCGCAGATGCCCACGTCCCCGCAGTTGCCTGCGTGGACTCGAAGTAGCCGAGAATCGTGAACGGCACATTTGTCCTCGCGGTGGCTGAGTACCAAGTCTGCGGGCTGTCTGCGCCCCCAGCACCGCCCTCTGCGGTAGTAGAGATGGGCGTGCCTTCGTCTATCGCGGCGATGTTGACGCCGTTACGAGCGTTGAACGCGGCAAGCTCTACCGTGCCGCCGTTGTTGATCGCGGCGATCCAGATGCGCGAGGCGACTCCGTTTTGAGTCCCCAAGGTGGAGCCGGCAGAGATCGTGAGCGACACCGGAGAGGTAACGGACACCTCGCTCGACGCGCCAGAAGAAGCGGTGCTGCTGCGAAAGCCGATCCGCGCCCTGTTACTGGTTGATAGAGCACTGCCGTCAGCACCTGTTAGCGTGATTGTTACGGCATTGCTCGCCATCGCTACCGAGAGGCCCACGTTGTCGAGCAACCTGGAAACTACGTTTCGCGGCCCACGATAGGTGCTATAGAGCGCGCTGCCGTCGCACCACACGGTGAGCGCCGCCGGGCCACTCACCGCCAGCGTCGCCGAGCCGTCGATGGTCTCGCTGCCGGCTGGGTCGAGGGTGACGGTCGCACCGCTCTCTACCAGGAAGTGGCAATGCCAGGACGCGCCGAGCGCTGCCACTGCATCGAACGAGATGGTGCAGCTCGCGGTGACGCGCAGCACGCGCCCGAGCTCGGAGGCCGCCACAGTCGTGTTTGCCGACACCGACGAGATGATTCCGAACGCCTCGACAGCGCGCCGCACGTTGGTGCCGTCACAGATCGCGCTCACCGCGCGGTTGCGCGGGAGCGCAAAGCCCGTGCCCGAGCTGGTCTTCAGTGTGCAGTTGAACGCGCCGGTGCTATCGTTCACCACCGTCCACTGCCACGGCGTCGCATCCACGATGACATTGATGTTCGCCGTCAGCGCGCCAGTGAGGATCAGGATGTCGCAGCGCTGCTCGTCCTGGGTGAGCGTGACGTCGGTGCCGCCCGCGACCGATTTGGTCACCACGCGCGGCGCGGCGAACTCGGCCGCGAGGATCTGGCGAATCTTGCGCGTGCCGCTGCCCCAGTTCACCGCCGCACCCGCGTTCGAGGAGGAGAGGATCTTCTCGCGCGTCAAGCGGTTCGGGCCGGTCAGGACCTGCCCGATCCCGATCTCCCAGTTCGTGTCGTCCGTGGCGACGTAAGTGCAGTGGTTGTTCGCGCCGACGCCGGACACGAAGCTCTGGCGGCCGGTGCTCGCGCCGTCGAGCGTGTAGGTGACCGTGCCGGTCGTCGTGCTCGTTTCCTCGACCCGGTTCGCGTTTTTGAACGTCATCTAGAGGATCTCCTCTATTTCGTACTTCTGCGCCCATTCCTTCGGGGTGCGGTGCGGGATCGGGGCGCTGCGCTCTGTGAGGCGTCCCCACACCGCCTGGTGCGAGATGTAGCTGCCGTTCTCCATCGGGATCACGAGCACGCCCCGCGTCACGCCGCAGGCGCGCCGCAGCTTGTGCGCGTTCTCCATCGCCTCGGCCTCGCTCATGTACGAGAGCGTGAAGACGAGCCGGCGCTTCTTCGGCAGCTCTTCGGCGTAGAGCTGGCCGCCGTAGGACTCTTGCACGCGCGATGGATCCTCCACGTCTGGCGCCCAGTCCCACGATTGCCCGTAGGTCGGGGTCCACTTCGGGCCGAGGAAGATGCGCCCCACCTGGACGTTATCCGGCACCGTGGTATCGGTGAGGTCGAGCCGCCAGTAGCGGGCGGACGCGGCTGTGAAGCTCTTGTAGATCGCCCGGAACTCGTCATGCACGCCGGCGCTCATCGTGGTGCTGTCGTACACCTCGCCAGCGGCGCCCGTCGGGTCGGTGTTCGATGCCCGGAGCCGCATCGTCGCCGCGCTCGTGAGGTTCGTCCCAAGCACGGCAAGCAGCGCGCAGGATTGCGAGGAGCCGAGATCGAACGTGATCGCGGCGCTCTTCACGCCGGCCGCCGTGTGCCACTTGCGCGAGAGGTGGGGGTGCTGGACATTCGCGGCGGGAAGGCTCGCCAGCTCGGAGGTTGCGGATATCACCGCCGCGTCCACCTTGTTGTCCCACGCTATCAGCATCACACAAGCACCCAAAGATCCGCCCAGGCGCCGGCGATGCGCTGCGCGAGCACGCGCCCGTCGCGGCCCTCGGCGAGCCCGAAGCGCCGGTGTTTGAGCGTGACGATGTCTCCCAGCTCGCGCGCGAGCCCCTCGGCGCCCACGCGCACGCGGAAATAGCGCCGCTGTCCGCTCCAGAGAGCGAACAGCCGATCGCGCTCTGCATCGGCGTCGGCCTGCTGCGCGTACAGACTGTCGAGCATCTCGTAGGCACGCGCGAGGAGGTATCGGCTACGGATCGACGCGTCCTCGCGTGCCGACACGCGCACCGCCCGGGCGGCGAAGCTGCGCTGCGCCGCGCTGACCGAGGCCGCCAGGTCGCTCTGCACGGTCCAGGCGCGCCGCCAGCCGACCGCGACGCGCCACACTGTCGGCTCGAGTCCGGCGGGCAGAGGCTCTTCCTCGATGTCGAGGATCTGCGATTCGTCGTAGGTCGCAGCCGAGGCGCGATTCGCGGTCGAGACGAGCTGCACGGCGAAAGCGCCGCGCCGATTGAAGCCGCCGAAGGCGCCCACGCCGGCGAGCAGCTCGTCCACCAGCTCGGCGATCGTCCTCACCTCGGTGCCGGTCCAGATCCCGACCTCCGCAGGTGCGACGGAGTTGAGGTTGACGAACGACGTTGGGTCAATCTCGTCGGAGGTGAGCCCAGCGATCCCGAGCAGCCGCAGCACGATGTCGCCGGTCTTGTCCACGTAGCCCGCGCCGCTCGCGTCGAGCAGCGCGTCGCAGGTCACCGTGCCCGCTGGAGTCGCCCCGAGCTTGAACGTGCCGGCGGCGGTGTCCACCTGATACTGGCCGGCGGCCGGCGTGCCGGCCACTTTGGTGAGCGGCACACCCCGGTCGTAGACCGCCGGCACGTCCGAGATCGGTCCGTCGTTCACCTGGTAGATGAGATTCGCCGCATCCACCAGCGGCGGCGCGATGTTGTACACGTGGCCGAAGCCGCGGGGCTTCGGTGTACCCTGAAGGTCCGCGCCGCCCTCGAGGCCGCCCGTGCCCGCGTAGGTGCTCGCATGCACCGGGATCTCGAGCCGCGCGATGCTGTCGGACAGATCGAGCTGCAGGGCGCTCAGTCCGACGCGCGCCGCCATGACGTAGCCGCCGAACACCGCGCCGAAATCCGAGCGCCGGTCGGTGGGCGCGCCGAGCAGCAGGCGCGCGCGCCGGCCGTCGAGCGCGTAGTCGCGAGGCAGAGTGTCGAGCCCGCCGTCGGCGTTCGCGAGCGCGACGCTCGCGCTCGAGCGCGCGAGGCCGCCGATGCCGCCGCGGCCGACGATGCGCCGCTCGATGCGGATGCTGTCCTGCACGCGGCTCTCGTAGTGCGTGCCAGTATCGTTGGCCACCACCAGCGACGCGCCTGGCGAGCCGGACGAAAAGATCGTCCACACCTCCCCCGTCTGCGACGAGGTGAATGACGTGTCGCCTGGATCGGCGTCGCCTGCGGGATCGAACCGCGCCACCACCGGCCCGTCGATCCCGTTGCGCAGCTCCGCGTAGTACACCTTACCCGCCAGCGGGTTGTCTCTATCTCCTAAGCGCAGCGGTGCGGTGCCATCGAACAACGAGATCGTGCCGGCATTGGTCACAGTAGAGCCGAGCTGCGTCCACGTGCCTGGATTCGCCGGGCCGAAGTCGGTGGAAGTCCAGAATTTGACGACGTGATTGCCAGCCCCGTCATTCACGTCGACCGAGATGCGGATGCCGAGCGCAGCGCCATCCGCCACGCTCGGAGCGGCAGTCGCGTTGAGTATGACGAAGTTGACCCCGTCGACCGAGTAGTCGAATCGCGGTCTGCCATTCGTGCTGATGAACGTCCGAAAGGAGTTATTGTTCGTTGCGCTCTTCATTAAGAGCACCTGCACGCCAGCAGGCGTCCAGTCAGTCATCGCGAGCCGGATGCGGATGTCAATGTCGCCGGTGATGCTCACCGCAGGGCTGTCCGGCGTCTCCGCGTAGTTGCCGTAGACGCCCGGTAGCGACAGGCTCTCCACGGTGCCGATCTGTCGGTCGGTATAGCCGTGCGAGGAATATCGCTGCGTCTGCACCCCGCCGCTCACGCCGGCATCCGCATCGCCGAATCCGAGGTCGCCGAACGCCGCGTCGCCGAAGGCGCTCGAGCGCGCGGCGCTCGAGGCGAGCGAAAAGGCATCCAGCTCGAGCAGCCAGCAGCGCTCGGCCGCCGGCCGCGCGAGGAACGCGAGAAACGCACTCGCGTCGAGCTGGATCGTGGACGCATCGCCGAAGGGGAATACGCCGAAGGATTCGTCGCCGAACATCATGGCTCTATGCCGCGAGCGCCGTCTGGAGCCGCTGGATCTCGGCCTTCACCTGCGCCAGCCCGTCCACCAGCTCGCGCGTCTGGCGGCGGATCTCGGCGATCTGGTCCGAGGCCGCCTCCCGGATCGTCGCAGGCACGCTCGCGACGATGTCGGCCTCGATCTCGCGCTGGTGCGCGAGCAGCTCATTGAGCATGCGGTTGCCTTCGCGGAAGAGTTCGGCGAACTGCGGCCCGCTCGCGTAGACGTCGCGGCCGATCGCAAGCGCCTGCTGCACGACGCCCGGGAAGGCGCGCACGGCGTCCAGGTCGCCGCCGATCGCGCGCTCGTACTGCGCCTGGAGTTCCGCGCGCGCGGCCGCGAAGCGCTCCAGCGGCGCGACGTATGCGGAAGTGGCGAGCGAGGAGATCGCCGCGCTCAGCGAATCCACGCCGAGTTGCCCGCCGAGCGCGCGCACGCGAGCGGCGAGCGCATCCTCGAGTTGCGGCACGCGGTCGGTGAGCTGTTGCAGGGCGCGGGTGTTTTCTTCGGTGGCGCGCATGGCCGCCTGGCGCGCCGGCTCGATCATCTGCAGCAGCCGCGCGACCATGCTCTGCGCGCTCTCGCCCGGTGCGCCGGTGATCCAGCGCCCGGCGAACTGCTCGAGCACCGCAGGATCGTATTTCTTCGGGTCGTTCAGCTCGCGCCTCACGGCGTCCCACCACCCGGCGGCATACAGCTCGGCCGAGCCCGGGATGTCGATGTCGCCGGTGGAGAATCCGGTCTTGGCGCTGCCGGTCAATGTGATTTGCGAGGGTTTCGGCCCCCCGCCGCCGCCGTCGAAAAGCCCAAGCGCGCCACCGAGCAGGAGCGCACCGCCGACCCAGGGCAGAGCCCCTCCAATGCCGCCGAGCGCGGCCGCTTCCAGGCCGGCGCCCGCGGCGCCGACGGTGCCCGATTCGACGAGCGCGGCGAGTTCCGCGGCCGGCATCGTCAGGCCCGAGCCGTAGCCGCCGAGGAAGCCGAGCCCGCCTCCGTCGAACCAATTGCCGAGCGAGATCGCATTGCTCGCAAGGTTCCACCCGCCCCCGGCCTGCGCCACGCCCGGAAACATGCTCCCGGTGATGCCGCCGATGACGCTGGAGACTGCGCCACCGACGAGCTGCGCGACCGGGCGCACGATCGGCTGGATGATCGGCGTGAGCACCGCGGAGAAGAACATTTCCTTCAGGCGCGCGAGGAAATTCTGCGCCACTGATTCCCCGCGCTCGAAGCCCGCGCGCAGTCCGTCCACGGTCGCCTGGGTGAGCGAGCGCTCAAGATCGTCGGTGATCCGCTTCGCCTGTTCGCGCGCCTCTTTCTCGCGCTCGACGACGAGGGCGCGCTGCGCGCCCTGGCGCGTCAGATCCAGATACCGCTCGGCCAGGCGCACGCGCTCGCGGTAGTATTCCAACTCGCCCTCGGCCGCCTCCGGCACGCCCGCCAGCTCCGCCTTTTGCCGCTCCAGCGCGAGCGCCTCCTCGGCGCGCCGGATCTGCAGCCGCCCGAGCTCCTCGGTGCTCGCGCCGAGCGCCGCGTTGTGCTCCTCGAGTCGGCGGTTCGCCTCGCGCATCTGCTCGAGATCGCGAGCCCTGGCCTGCCCCGATTGCGCGAGCGCCTCGTTGTAGCGCTCACGGCTGCGCACCGCGTCCTCCCTCCGGCGCGCGTCTATCTCGAGCAGGCGCGCTGTCTCGATCAGCGCATCGAGCTCGAGGAACTGCTCCTCGTTGAGCTTGGCCGCGCCCGAGATGTACGCCTCGTACAGCTGCACGCGCATCCGATCGGCCTGCGTGACCTTCTCCGTGCCCTGCGCCTCGAGCTCGAGCAGCTCGATGTGTGTCCGGATCTCGCGCGACAGGCGCGAGTAGTCCGATTCCCGGGACTCGGCGCCGCCGGTCTTCGGCAGCGGCGGGGCCTGCCGCTTCGGCGGCGCAAGCTGCTGCATCATGCGAGAGACCTGGTCGCCTGTGTCCACGCCCTCGATGAGCGCCAGGGCCTCCTGACGCTGGAGGAACAGGGCGAACTCCCTGCGGTTTCGCGCAACGCGCAGCTGCCGATCCACGTCGGCGATCGCGGCCTCATAGCCCGGGAGCCGCGCCATGATCGCGCGCCCTTCCGTCAGTTCCGCGATCTCCTTCTCCAGCGCGACCACGTTGCCGCGCGGCGACCTGAACGGATTCATCGTCCCGAATTGGAGGAGCGCCTGACCGAAGCTCCCGGCGATCCTTACGCCGACCCGGAGCTGCTCGAGATAGGCGTTCAGGGCTGGAAGGGCTTCCTGCGCTATCGCGTACTTAGACGCCGTGAGTAGCGCGTTCGTGCGCGTCAGGTTGCTGTTGAACTCGTCGGCCCGGCGCGCCATGTCCGGGCCGATGATCCGGCGGAACTCCTCGGCCTCGCGCGCCGCGGCGCGGAAGCCCTCCGCGCCTTGGTTGAGCATCGGAATCATGCGCTCGCCTGCGCGGCCGAAAAGCGCCATCGCCAGAGCGGCCTTGTTCGGGCCGTCGGCGAACTCGGCGAATTTGTCCGCCAGCATCGGCAAGAGCTGCTCGAAGCTCGCTCCGCGCCGCGCGGCCTCGTGGAGTTCGTTGCCGAGCAGCTTGAACAGCTCGGCGCCGTCTCCAAGCCCGGACTGCGCCTCGGAAATGTTCTTCGCCAGCGTCCGCATCGCGAGGTTGAACTCCTCGTTCGAGACGCCGGCGAGGCTCATCTGGTAGCGGTAGGCCGAAAGCGAGGCAGTGGAAATCCCGAGCGACTGCGAGAGGTTGTGCAGCTCCGCGGCCTCGTCAATGATCGCCTTGACGGCGAACACGGTCGCGCCCGCGTAGGCGGTCACGGCCGCGGTCGCCGTGACTGCCAGACTGCGCAGTGACGCGAGCGCCTGAGCTTTCCGGTCATGCGCGGCGATCGCGGCGATCGAGGCATCCACGGAACGCCGCTGCGCGTCGGTCAACGACAGTTGGCTTGCGCGATACTGCTCGACCTGGGCGCGAGTCCTACCGAGGGTGTCGGCCTCCTCCTTGAGCCGGCGCACGAACGCCTCGGCCTCTGCGGCGCTGCGTTTCGCGGCATCGCCCGAGCCCTTGAACTGCTCGGCGAGGCCCTTTTGCGCCTCGGCAGCCTCCTTCGAGGCGCCGACCAGCCCCGAGGCGTCGCCGTTGAGCCGTATTCCGACCTCGTGCCGGCTCTCAGCCATCGCGTCCTCTGTTGAGCACCGCCGCTGCCGCCGCTTCCATCACGCGCAGCTGGCCGAACAGCCGCGCGCGATCCTTCGGCCTGACGCCGCGCAGCCGCATGACGGCCTCCAGCGCCGCGTAGTCGAGCCCGAGGAACATCACGCCCCCGAACCCCACCGCGACGCGCCACTGCGTCGCCAGGGCGCAGAACAGCTCCACGGCCTCGACATGCTCGGGCCACACCTCGCAGACGTCTTCGGTCGGCTCGGATACCTCGCCCTCGTCGGCCTCGAGCAGCAGCCCGAAGCGTTCCAGATCGTCATCGGCTTCGTCCTTGCCCTCGTCGCTGCGCCTTGCGCCCGCCCAGTGGCGCGCGGCGTCGGCTAGTTTTTTCGTGCGGCCTCGCCACGGTGCAGCTGCGCGTGAGCGGCGAGCAAGGCCGTGCGCACATACGTGATGTCGAGCAGCGCGCGCTTGTTCTCCGGGGTAAACGGCAGCTCATTGCCTGTCTCGTCGGTGACGCCGCGCCAGCCGATGAGCGCCGCATCGAGCAGATCAGACTGCTCCGGGTCGCGCCCGAACACGATGTCGTCGATCCGCGCCTGATCGAGTATCTCGAAGTGCGCGGTAAACGTCGCCTTCATCACCTTGCCGCCGTCCTGCGGTATGCTCACCGTCACCGGCCACTCGACGGTGCGTTTGGTCGCTATCCTGAACATCTCGACGCTCCACAAAAAAACGCGGACAACCGGTCAGGGTCAGCCCGCGCGCAAACCCCCTCCGAAACGGCTTTGCTGTTGTTGTTGGTGCCGTGGCCGAGCGCGGCAGTCGGAGGTCGCGCCGCGCCCGGGATCTTTCAGGGCACGATCACGTCACCGTGATCGAAAACTCGTCGTTGCCCGCCGACGACGGCTGGAGCTCCATGTTGAGCCTGATCATCGCGATGCCCTGCTCCTCGCTGATGTCCGGCTCGGTGAGCTGCACCTGGTTCGCCGCGATCGCCACCTTGTTGCCGGCCGCTGTGCCCTGGGTGACCGCGAGCGCCCCTAGCGTGCCGGCCCTGACGGTCGTCCACCAGTCCTTGGTGGCGACCAGCTCGTCCTCCAGGCGCACCGCACCGCGCGCGCGCCGCCCGACGAACCGCACCGCCTCCGAGTTCGGCAGGTTCCGGTAGACGATCTCGTTGCCCGTCGAGATCGTGATCTCGCGGAATTTGCCGGCGAACCCGAACAGCGTCGCCGGCGTGGTGTTGCTGTTGTTGACCGCGAGCGGCTTCTGGAACGCAGTGAGCGTCGGCGTGGGCAGCGCGACGTCGGAGGGCAGGACGTACAGCCCGACGAAGGTGAACGCCCAGACCGGAATGCGGCCCGCGACGATGCGCGCCTCGACGTTGCCGAAGGCGCCCAGCACCTTGTGCAGCCGCCCGTCCATGTAGAAATAGATCGAGGCGGATTGCTCGCCCGTCGTGATCGGCGCGTACACGACCGACACGCCGGCGTTGATCGTCTCCGACATGCCGCAGCTCTTGAGCAACGGCCCGTACTTGGGCGCGGTGCCCGCGGCGCCTCCGCCCGCCATCTCGACCTCGAACGAGAGCTCGACGAACGCGCCCGAGACGATCCGGCCCTTGTTGCCGAAGTAGGGGACGTCGTAGTCGCGATCGTCGTATTCCTGCTGTAGCGGCCGGATCGAGAAGTTGCGCACGAGCATCGCGTCGGTGCCGGCCGCCGGCGCGGCGTCGGTGCCGTAGGTGCTCTCGTTCTTCGCGAGGATGACCTTGCGTCGGTATTTCAGCGGCATCGGTTACGCTCCTTTCTTTTTCGGCGCCGCGGGCGCGGCTGCCGCCGGGTGATCCCACGGCGCGCGGGCCGGCTTGGGCAGCGCCGGTTCGGGCTTGGCGGCCGGATCTGGCTTGGCGAGCGGCTCGCCCGTTTCATCTCGCGGCCCGCCGCCCGGCGGCTCCGGCTTCGCGGGTCCGTCCTTCGGCCTGCGCTCGCCCGTGACCGGGTCCAGCTCGTAGCTGCCGCCGACGCCGTGATACCTGTCCATCGCTCGCTCCTAGTTGAGGTGCTGGGTCGTCAACCCCAGCTCCGCGAAGTGGCACAACACGCCGCAAAACAGCACTGGCCGGTGATCGAGCACCTGGATGCCCGCCTCGCCATTGGCCGGGTTGACGCATGAGAACACCACGCCGCCCAGCGTGTCGTCGGCGCGGAACGCGTCGCGGATCTGCTCGATCAGGTCGTCGAACAGCCGCTCGGTCGCATCGGCGTCATCCAGCCCCATGTAGCCGCGGATGCGCCAGCCGTGCAGCACGACCCAGCGCGCGATGTCCTCGAGCGTCTCGCGCGTGGAGACGCGCCGGATGTGCCAGCCGAGCACGCGCTTCGGCGTGCCGCTCGTGTACAGCGCTATGAGCCTCGATTGGTCCCTCACGAACCGCTCGTACTCGTGCACCGGGCCGACGCCGGAGACGGTCTCCATCTTCTGCCGGATCGCGGTGCGGATCTGCTGCACCGTCGGCATCAGGCGCCTCCCTCAGCCAGGCGCCCGGCGATGCGTGCCGCCGCCCGATCGAAGATTGCGCGCACCTGCGCCTCCTCGGCCTGGAACGCGAGGCCGAAGGGTCGCTGCGCCGCGGTGCCTCTCAACGAGATTTTGCGGGCGATCAGGAACGCCACGCCGCGCGCCGTCTTCTCGCTCGTGACACCGAGCTTGACCTTCACCCAGTCCACGAGCGCATCCACCGGCGGGAAATGCGGCTTCGTGCCAAGCTCGACCGGGACGGCGTAATTGAGCGGCGTGGAGACCAGTCCGAGGACGCCCGTGTCGGACACCTCCTCGCGGTTAAAGACGCTCGCGCGCAGCGTCCCGTGCGCGGTGGGCATGCGCTCCTGGACCTCGCGCACAAGCAGCAGGTCGGCTTCGGTCACCGCCGCCTCCAGCTCCTCGCGCACGAGCTGCGGCGCGCGCGCGAGCGCCGCCTGCACGTCCTTCAGATTCCCGAGATCGATCTCGTAGAGCACTAGCGGAACCTCCGCGCGTGCAGGAGCCGGTCCTCGCCGCGGCTGTCGGGGAAATCCAGGTTCACCACGACGCCGGCGGGCGCGGCTTTTTTCTCCTCGATCCCCAGCTCGTCGTGGTAGCGCTTGCGCAGTGCCCGCGCCCGCGAGGCGTATTCCTGGGCCTTGGATTGCTGCTCGACGCTGTCGGCCTGCATCGACGAATCCGTGCCGCCGGAGTAGAACGCGGCCAGCTCGTCGCACAGGAGCGCCGCCGCCCAGCAGGCGACGGGCTCGCGGTCCTGGACCGCGATCGTGTCCTGCGTCGCGCTGACCACGTGCTGGATCGTGTAGGTCGCGCGCACGTTGTTCGCCGCGACCTGCACCGCATCGAGCACTTGGATCTTGAGCGCCGTCGGACTGCGGTAGAAGTCGTAGCGCGCCGGATCGAGCAGCGTCGGCGGTACGTTCCCGATCGGGTATTCGAGCGAGCGAAGCTCCGAGAAGTCCGTCTCCCAGCCCGCCGGCAGCGGCAAGACGTTGGCCGACTCCGGCGTCAGATCCTCCACCTTGAGCCGCGGCCGGTCTTTCGAGTACCGCTTCACTGCCAGATCAATCGCGCGGTCCTTCTCGGCCGCGGCGATCTTGCCGGCGTCGTCTCGCACGAGCTCGGTGACGAGGGTCTGGTAGTCGGAAAGCATGCGCTGGAATCGTCCGCGAGAGCCCCGAACGCTCGAAGGGGCGGGGCGCCTCTATCTCCCCGCCCCTTCGCGGCTCGGTCAGGTATCGGTCACTTTCTCGCGCAGGTGAGCACCACCGTAATGTCGTCCCAGGTCGGCGAGGTGCCGCCGATCGTGAGCACTACGGTCATCACCGATTCGTCAGCGATCGCCGCAGTCGCGATCGTGCCCTCGGACCAGGTCCCGGCGGTGACGGAAAACGGCGCGGAAAGCACCGAAACGCCGCCGCTCTGGAGGTCCACCGTCAGGGTCGGCGAGGTACCACCGGAGGCGCGCGCGCTCGCGCCCACTCCGAGCAGCTCGCAGGGCTGCGGCATCGCGAATCTGATGGGAGTGACGGTCGCGGTGCGCTGCCCGGCGATGAAGAAGGGCAGCACCATGACCTGGCCGGCGCCGACGGCGACGTTCGGCGTCGCGCCGCGCGCGGGCGGCGCAAACGCGGCGATCAGAGCGGCGAGCCCGGCCGCTGCGAGCGCGAGCAGGGCCGCGTGCGTGTGGCGGGTGAGGTAGGTGATCATGATGGGTCTCCTCGTTCCGGTTACGGCACGACCGACTTGTCCCACGCGCGGTAGTTGATGACGTTGCCGCCGTAGATGTGCCGGATCTTGTAGGTCACCTTGTCGTTGGAGAACATCGAGCCGACGGTCGGCGAATCCTGCACGAACATCTCCGGCTCCTCGTTGCCGTCGAGGAAGCCGATCTCGATGCCGACGAGGTCGTCCACGTCTGCCGAGATCGCCCAGTCGTTCGTGTCCGTCCAGTACGGCACCGGGACCACGGTGAGCGACATCTGCTGCACGAACGTCTTGTCGAGGTTCGTGTTGCGGTTAAAGAGATCCACCGCGGTCTGCTCGAGGTCGTCGGGCACCCACAGATACCGCGGCCCGATTCCGAGCCGCTTGTTGCTGCCCGCCTCGGTCTGTTTTTTCATGCGCAGACGGGCAGCGGCGAGCGTCGTCGCATCGAGCGCGCTCGAGCCCAGATTGCCGTGCGTCGCGTGAAAGAACGCCACGCCGTCGTAGATCGTCGGGTTGGTGCGCACGAAGTCGAGCACGAATTCGCACAACGTGCGCTTGGCGGCCCGCGCGAGCGCGATCGGGATGCGCCGGATCGCGCCAACGTCGTCGTTTCGAATCATCTCGAGCGTCAGGTCCTCCGTGCCGCCGCGCTTGCTCGCCGCATAGGTGGCTTTCTCGTCGCTGGGCGAGGTGAGCGCGGTGTACGGCGCACCCTGGGCCACCGTCGGAAGGTTCCCGTAGCCGCCGATGCGCGTGCGCTCGTTGGTGCGGAAATCGGTGACCGGGACCCGGTCGCAGGCGAGACGCCAGGCGTCCCACGCGGTGTTCTCGCGGTATTCCTTGACCATGCGCCGGGTGATCGCGTTGCCCAGGACGTTCGCCCAGGAGGAGCTGTCCAGCGATTCGCGGAACGCCGCACCCACCGACTCTGCCAGGCGCGCCTTGTCCACGTTCTCCCACTTGCCGGTGACGCGCCGATCGCCGGTCATCTCGATGTAGCACTCGCGGAACGACTGCACCCGCGCGTGATCCTTGTGCGAGCGATCGAAGAACGCATCGAGCATGTCGGCGATCTTCACCGAGCGGTCCTCGACATGGATGTCGAGGCCCTCCATGCGCACGCGGCCGCTCTCGACGAACCGGGCGAGGTAGGCGCGCTCGGCCTTGATTTCGGCGTCCACGTCGGCCTCGGTGAAACGCTCCATGCCGTCGAAGCGCGCTTGCAGCCTCTCGCGCGCCGGCTCGGGCAGGCCGCAGGAGGCGATCTGCGCTCGCGCGTAGGCGCGCGCCTCGATCATGCGCAGCTGCGCGACGGTGACGGGCTTGTCGTCGTCCTTCGACTCCGGCTGCGGCTGCGGCTGCGGCGCGATCGCGAGCGCCTCGGCATAGCGCGCCTCCAGCTCCTCATCGGTGATCGTGTCGGGATTGATCTTGGCGTACAGCTCGGGCCGCTTCGCCTTGATCGTGGCGAGCATTCGCTCTTTCATGGGGTCTCGCTCCTTCGGGTCGGCGGCTTCGAGCAGGTTCACGAGCGCGCCGCCGGCGCTCGGCTCCACGATGATGTCCACGGACGAGACGCGGACGAACTTCTCCGCGATGCGCTTGACACCTTCGCGCACCGACGATTTGGTGAGCGCGTAGGCGTCGATCGAGAGGCCGACCAGGTCTCGCTTGCCCCGCCGCCAGGCGTCCACCAGCGTTTCGCGCAGCGAGCGCATGCCCGCTGCGATGTTGAGCCGCCCGGCGACGTAGCCGGTGTCGGGCGCCTGGCCCTCGACGAAGCGCGGCTCGGAGATCCAGCCGGCGATGTTCCGCGGATCCTTGCCCTTGTCCTTGAGATGTTCCTCGTCGGACTTGACGAACACTCGCGCTCCGTCGAACAACGGCACCGCCTCGCGCAGCGCGCTGTCGGGGTAGTAGTTGCCGTTCTTCGACCGCCCGGCGCGCACCAGGATCGCGTCCCAGGCCGTGCCGTCGGCGGCCTTCGCCTCGACCAGCCAGGACTCGGCCGCCGCCTCGCGCACCGCGACCGGCACGTAGGTCTCCAGCACTTCCTCGGGATCCGAGAGCGTCACCTGGTTGTCCGGGCCGAGCGTGTAGCCGTAACTCCAGTACCGCCCGTCGCGCCGAACGATCACGCGGTCGGCAAAGATCGCCTCGATGCAGACCATCCACGCCTTGTCGGGCTCGTAGCCGAGCTTCTTGACGAGCGCGGCCTGCACCAGATCGATGATTTGGCGGTATTCGCCGGTCGCGGCTTCACGCAGCGCCGCCGCGCCGACGATACCCTCGGTCGGAATCGCCCGCACGTTACGCGCGCACCTCGTGCCGGCGGCCGTCGAGCGTGACGATCGTCACGCGGCCGTCGTCATACTGCGCCGCGCCGATGATGTGCCGCTCCGCGAGATCGGCTTCCTCGGCCTTCAGCACCACACGCTCCTTGCCGTCCTCGGCCTTGGCCGTGATCGGCTTCGCGATCTGCACCTTGATGGAGCGGCCCTTGAATGCCTTCATCGCCTCTGCCGCGCTGATTTCGGTTCGCTTCGCCATGCGTTTCTCCGGAGTCGTCGTCGTAGCGCGGGGCCGAATTTAGGCCTGCGATTCCGGGCGGTTAACCCCGAAGGGCTTCGGGGGCGGGTATGATCCGCGCGATGCGCGCACTGCTGTTACTCGTCGCGCTGGCTCTACCTGCGGCCGAGGCCGGCGCCCAGGCGCCATGCCGCGCGATCGACGGCGACACGATCCGCTGCGGCAAGGAACGGATCAGGCTACACGGGGTGTATGCGCCCGAGCTGCGCGAGCCCGGCGGGCGCGAGGCGCGCCAGCGTCTGCAGCAGCGGCTGGAATCTGGCGATCTACGGATCGAGCGCCGCGGCCGCGATCGCTATGGCCGGACGGTCGGCGATGTGTATGTCGGCGGCGCGAGGATCACGCAGCGCGACGTCGGCCCGGCGGGCGGGCGCGGCGCGCGGCGCTAGAGCGGCCTTGACCGTCTGGCTGCGGCGGGCGGCCGCGCGGCACCTTGCGCACTCGGACCGGCTCCGGGATCAGCCAGTCGCGACCGTGATTGCGCGCGCCGGCGATGCGGCCCTCCCACAGCAGCTGCCGCACGCGCCCGGCCGCAGGCCGAGCGCCGCTACTCGAATGCGCTGCCGGCCTTTCGGCCGCGCGCACTGACCTCCCAGCGCTCCATAACCGGGAGAGACACGCAGCCGCAGTTGATCGTCTCGCTGGGCGGAGCCGCGGGATCGCGCGGATACATCAGCTCGACGGGGGGCCGGCCAAGGGGGCGGAGGACGAAGGGCTCATCGACCGGGCGGATCTGCCCGTCAGCGAGATCATGGTGGGGGCGCGGATGCACTTTCCCGGAGCGGCGCCACTGCTTTCGCAGCCCTGGCAGGCGCTCGGCGGCCGCCTGCATGCGCTCTTGCGCGGCGAGCGAGAACACGCGGCCGAGCTCGGTGCGCACGATCATGGTTGCGCGCGCGCGCGACGTCTCGCCAAGGATGCGCGTCACCGCGCCGACCGCGTCCGAGGGCGAGCGCGCGCCGATCACGACGAGGCCGAGTTCGGCGGTGATCTTGTTCGCCGCATCGAGCCCGATACCCTTGATCCGATCGACCATGAATGCCCGCATCGCGGAGAGGCTCCGCGCATCGATCGCCGGTGCGAAGGCCGCAAGGCGCACCCCGCCCGCTTCGAGAGGTGTATCCACCAGCTGCTCGCCCAACTCCCAGGCGCGGCCGGCGGCGCCCGAAATCCTGGCTGCGCCCTGCTCGCCAAACTGCGCCAGCTCGCGCCGGATTTCGGCCGAGAGCCGAGGCAGCGACCAGCGCTCGTAGTCCGTCGGCTGCCCCGCGATGATCTCGACGATCGCCCGCTGGGCATGCTGGAGCAGGCTCACCAGCTCGTCGCGGGTGCCGCGCATGAGCGATACCTGCCCGCGCACGATGCGGTTGCGCGCGCGCGCGAATGCCCGATCGCGCTCGGAGGGGGTCATGGTCCTGCCGTCTGCGCCAGGCAGCCCTGCTCCCGCCCGACCTGCATCATGCTGCGGTGCGGCATTTGTCCCTCATCAAGGCTCCCGGCACCCGCCATCCGCGGAATCTGAGATCGCTCTGGATCACGGTGTCGCCAGAACAGGCCCGCCGGCGAGATTTAAGGGGGGCTTAAAGGGTGGATCTCCGCGCGCGCGTAGGTTACCCCTGCCTTGGGGCCGCGCGCGCGCCAGCGGCGATCTGGCCACATCGGCCGCTCGGCGCGATGGTGCGCCGCGAAAGACATGGGAGCCGGTGCCCACGTAGCACGCGGGAGGTGCCGACTCAGGCAGCCAGGAGGAGCGCAATGGCAAGCGTCTCCTCCTCGCGCCGGCGGGCCTCCTCTGGATCGAGCTGGAGCGGCGCGGTCAGCTCGCCGAAGAGTGCAGTGCGATAGGGCGAACGGTCCGAGATGATCACCTGCAGTGTGGGGCGCTTGGACGGCACCGCAGGCTCGGGCGGATGCGGGACCATGCCGTGATGGCGCTTGCGGCGGCGCCGCTCGGGGTACTCGCCGGTGAGCTTGCGCCACAGTCCATCCACCACTGCCGGCGCCGCCGCCACGGCGCTCCCACGTCCTAGCCCGTGCGTCAGCAACGGCCCGCCGATCCCTAAGCCACGCAGCAGGATCACGTGTACCGCTCCACTCGATGCGGCGGCTGCGTGCCGTTGTACAGCGTCGTGCCGTCCTTGTCGCTGTAGACGGCGCGCGTGAACAACACCGCACCGTTGTCGTCGTAGACCGTCTCGATGCCTGTCGCGGTGTCGAGCACGCGCTTGTTCCTCAGCAGCTTGCGTGCCAGCGTGCTCTCCGTCGCCGCCAGCGCGGAGTAGCTCGCGGCATCCGCGAGCTGCGCGGCCTGCGAGCCGGACAGCCCGGAACCTGTCGCATAGGGCACGACATGGTCTGGTGCGAGGTAGATGTCGCCACCGCTCGTGTCGATGATGTCCTTCGACGAGCCGCTCGATGCGTCCCGCCCCCAGCCGCCAGTGACGATCAACGGGACTTCGGGCGACGAGATGTTTTTCAGTTTCATGCTCGTCAACAAATAGTTCGCCGTGTCGGGCGCGTCGATATAGGCGATGTCGCTGCGTATGCCTGCCTCGGTGAAGCGGTAGTACACGAAGGCGGCGTAAATCTTGGCCCAGGTGTAATTCCCGCCCGTGACGTTGATGTTCACCAAGTCGGTACTGGCGTCGGTGAACGTCACGTCACTCCCGTAGTACGTCGCGCCATCCAAGCCGTTATTGATGTAGACGGTGTCGTTCACCTGGTTCACCAAATAGCTCACCGCCGCAGTGGCGGCCGTCGTGCCGGATCCAGGCGTGATCGTCGCGATCGTGACCACATCCACCCGCGGCACCGCGTTGTACGCCTGGGTGGTCGCGAACACGAGCTTGTCGCCGACCCTCCAGCCCGTCGCGTCGTCCACCACCACCGAGGTGCTCGAATTGGCGGTCAGCGCCCCCTGCGTATAGGTGTAGGGCGTCTTCGCCGCGCCGCGCAGGATGAAATTGCCTTGGATCGAGAGCAAGTAGCCTGCACCGCTAGCCGCCCCTACGTTCGCCAATCGCAACTCAGCCTTGATCGCTGGAAACGCCGACAGATCGTAGAGCAGGTTCGACACCGGCGAAGCGGTGGCGGCTGTCGTGATGCCCTGCTGTACCGTCAGCTTGGAGTTCGCGCTCGTCGATGGCTGCAGCGTACCGCCGCCGGCCACGGTGACGGAGTTGGCCACCGCCGTCGTCACGTCCACGGTCACGGTGTGCCCGTTCGCGATCGTGACGTCGTCCGCTGCGGTCGGCAGCACGCCGCCCGGCCACGGCGCATTCGGCGCTGTGGAGGACCAGTTGCCAGACCCGCCGGTCGTGATCGCTGCCATCTAGACCACCTTCCACCGCCGGAGCCGCAACGGCCGCCGCGGCTGCCCCGTCTGCTTCGGCAGCGTGACTTCCCTCGCGGCGGCCGGGAGTGGGATCTCGCGTGCACCGACGTTGATCGCGACGCGGCGCGGCACTTCGAACACCCGCAAGTGCGCCGGCAGCGCGACCTCGCCCGCGGCGATCAGCGCCTCGTCGAGCGTCGCTCCCTGGCCCACCAGGCCGTCACGGTCGTTGATGACGAGATATGGCACGGATGTGGCCGAGCGCTGCGGGCGCTAGGCATCCTCCTCGGTGAGATGCAGCGCCCGGCCATCGGGCAACGTGATGGTCTTCTTCGTGCGGCCGTGCTTGAGGGTGAGTTCGACGGCCGTGCGCCCCACGTGTTTGCCGAGCGCCTCGAGCAGCGCATGGATCTCTTTTGCATTTTCCGCGCGCTCGGCGGCGAGCGCCTCGAGAAAGTTTCCGAGCCCGGCCGCGCCGGCGGCCGGCTCGGGCCGCGCGCGCGCGAGCCGCTCGATCTCGTCGAGACGCGCTGCGGCTGCCTCGCCCCAAGCACGCACGAGCTCGAGCGCCTCCTGCATCTGTTCGCCCGGCTGCGTATCCGTCCCGGGCGGCGCAGTGAACGCATCCTGCTCGGCCCGCTTCGCGGCTTCCGCCTCCGCTGCCGCGAGCTCGGTCTCGGGGTCAATGTCCAGCCCGAGCTTCCCTGCCACAATCGCCAGGAGCGCGAGCGCCGTCTTTCGCGTCATCAGTTTCTCGGTGATCGCGATCGCGACAGCGCTCGCGACTTGCCCGAGCGCCGCCGTCTGCTTCGACAGGTCCTTCTCCGACAATTCGGGGAAGATCGCCCGCACCTGCCAGGCCTTATCGCCCCAGTCCACCTTGCGGCGGTGTGCCTCGGCGTGCTTGCGCAGCACGTAGCGTCCGATGGACTGCAGCATGTGCTTGAGCACTTTTTGCCGCATGGTGTAAATCTTGAGCGTCGGCGTTTCCATCTCGGCCGCAACCGCGCGGTTCACATCTCCGCCGCCGCCGAACCAATGCTCCGGTATGGTCGCCCCGCCCAGGACATGGTTGCGCAGCAGCCGCGCTCCGTCGGCGGTGTCGGCGGCCTTGAGGTCGGGAGTGATCTCCGTCCAGATCTCGGAGTCGTTGTGCACGCGCACGCTGCCCGGCCTGGGCACCGTGATCTTCTTGGCGCGTGCCTCGACCTGCTGCTCGGTCGCGTTCTTGAGAGTCACGTCCCACACGAAGTGACGCAGAAAGCCGTAGCGCTCGGCCTCGTTGAACAGGAACTGATCGTAGGCGTCTAGCCAGTCAGCCTGTGCGAGCAGGTCCGAGCGGCCGCGCGAGCCAGACGAAAGCTCATTGACCCGGAAGAAAAACGCCTCGCCGTCGGCGAAGGTTTCGCGGATCGCGCGCGTGCGTTCGGTGAATACGTCTTCCTCGCCGTGCACGATCACGCGGTAGCGGCGGGCGCGACCTTTGCGGTCCTTGACCGTCACGATGCCGATCGGCTGCTCTGGGTTATCCGGGTCCATCACCACCGTTTCGATGAGCGCGGGATCGAGATAGCCCAGGCGCACCATGCCGTCGAACTCATTCACGAAGGTGGGGTAGCACTGCTCGCCGAAGAGCGCGAGTTCGCGCGCCTTTTTCGGGAGCTTGTTGTCCATGTCGTTGATCGGGTCGAACCAGAACCGATCGAGCGCGCGCTGGTTTTCCTCGTCATCGACCACCAGGCGCACGCCCTCCGCGAGCAGGAACGCGACCGGCAGCTCGATCAGGCGGTTGGCCAGCACGTTCGATTCCCAGAGATAGTGCGCGATCCTCTGCATGCGGCTCTGGGTGAGCGTCGGCAGGTCGCGCTGCGCGTCTCCGGTCAACTTGCGCCAATTCTGCTCGTCCGGGTCGATCGTCGCGCCGTAGGCTTCGCGCAGCGCCGCCTGCCGTGCGGGCTCTCCCGGCTCTGGCAGCGCAGCGTCAATGAGGCGTATCAACCACGTTTTCAGGCTCATTTACGCCGCCCTCCGCAGACCCATCAATGCACGGCGACGGCGCGTCATCGCCTCGGGCAGCAGCGCCTCGCCATCAGGCTCTATGGACTCGCCCGCCGGCGGCTGGCCCTCGGTCCGCGTCGCCGCCCAGGCGAGCACGCGCGCGATCGCACCGTCGCCGTGCCGGTACTGGCCGTCCGATCCCTTGTCGCGGCCCGCGTCCATCGTGGGATAGCCGTTCTTCAACACCACGCGGCGGTGATCGGCGATCACATCCTCGCCCTTGGCGATGGCGACCGAGCGCCCTTCGAGCGCCGCCCGGTACGGCGGAAAATTCGCCGCGTACCAGGCAGGCGTGGCCATCACGCACTCCACGCGCGCCGGCCCGAAGCGCTGCAAGAGCGCCTCGGCGTGCGCCTGTCCGTTGCCGCGCGCATCCAGCTTCGCGTGATGGAACAGCGGCAGGTGATCCACGAGCCACGAGATGATCCGGTGCTGCACATCGAACGGGATGCGCCGCAACTCGAGCGCGAGCGCCTCGCGCCATTGCCCCGCGCCGACTTCCTGGAGCACGGAGCAGTACGACAGGTCTCCGTCGCGGCCGAAGTCCTGGCCGAGCACCGAGCGCAGCCCGAGGGGGAGCGAATCCACGACCGGCTTGAGCACATCGGCGATCCAGCGCTCGGTCTCCTCGATCCGCCGGTCATCGAGCTCGTAGCCCTCGGGCTTGGCGAGGCGCAGCACCGGCACCCCGTCGACCTGGGCGCGCTCGACGAGCGCTCGCGTGAGATAGGGACCGGCGCTTTGGCGCGGGATGCAGTCCAGCTCTTCGGCGGCATTCTCGCCGTACTGCTCGCGGATCGCCGCTTCCCACTCGGCGCGCGTGCGCTGTTTCAGGCGCTCGCCGAGCATGAGCTTCACGCGCTCGAACAACCCCGCATCGAGCGCCTGGGCGAAGGTGGTGGAGTGCAGCGAATACGGGAGCTTGCCCGCGCGCACGTCCTTGATGAGCAGGTTGAACGCGTTGTCCTCGCCATTGTGCGTGGACAGGACCCGCACCCGCCCGCCCCAGATGAGCATCGCGAGCGCCGCCTTTAGCAGGCCCGGCAAATCGTCGTGGAATGCGGCCTCATCGATCGTGACCTTGCCCTGCTTGCCGCGGATCGAGCGCGGGCGCGAGCTGAGCGCGAGCACCTTGCGGCCGGAGGCGAAGTCGATGCGGAATGCCTTGATCGAGTTGATCTCGCCGCGGTCGTCTTTTTCCACCCACAGCGTCTCGGCGGCCTCGCCGGCGGCAAGCGCGAAGGCGCGCGCCCACATCGCGCAGTCCTCGATGTACTCCCTCGTCATGTCCTCGGAGTAGCCGATGTAGAGCGCATCCATGCCGCCCTGGCTGCCGGCGGTGAGCACGGAGTCCGATGCGTCGCACCAGGATGCGCCGATGCGCCGCGATTTTTCCCAGATGGCGACATCGGCCCGGTCGCGCACCCAGGCTTGCTGATACGGCAGCAACACCGGCGGAATCGAGGCGCGGGCCGCCGCCGGCGCGACAGCCGGCGCGCTTTGCCGCCCGGTCGACGCGCCGCGAGCGCGGCCGCCTGCGTCGCGCGCGCTCATGCCGCGATCCCCAGGATCTCGCGCTTGATCGCCTCGACCGTCGGCGCCGACAGTCCGCCTTTTTGCGCCATGCGCGCGATACGATCGGCGGCCGCCTGTGCCTTGGCCCGGATCTCGATTTCGTGCCGCTTCTGCGCCACGCTCGCGCGAGTGAGCGTGGCGACGTTCTTGGCGACCGCCGAGAGCAGCTTCGCGCGCTGCATCGGATCGGCGTCGGCGACCTCCTGCAGCCCGACCAGCACGTCGAAAATCTCCGTCTGGATGAGGCTGATGACGGCCGCATCGCGCTGACCCGCGTCATCGGGCGCCTGGCTGGCGATCAGCTTCGCGGCCTCGGTGGAGGCCTTGATCGCGGCGAGCTTGCGCTCCAGGTTCGCCCCGTACCGGTGGATCGAGGACTTGCTGATCGAGTAGCCGCGCTCCTTGAGCGCCGCCGCCAGGGCTTCGTAGCCCGAGAAGTTGCCCTCGGCGAGCGCCTGATCGAGCCAGGCGCGCACATCGGGCGGCAGTGCCGAGACCTTGGAGCGCTGACCCACGACTCACCAGTATTTCGGCGGCCGCGCGATGCCCGGCTCGGCGCTGATCGTGTACTCGACGAAATCCACGCCGTGGCGCGTGAGCTCGGCGGTCCAGGGCGCGCCTTCCAGCCGATCGAGTACCACGAGCTTGCGATCCTCGAGATAGGCGAGCTCGCGCCGCAGCTCGCGCGCGGTGCACTCGATCGGGATCGACTGGATTGCCGACAGAATCAGCGTCTCGGCGACTCGCTCGGGCCGCCCGGCGTTGAGGGCGACCAGGATTTGCCAGCGGATCGTCTCGCGGCGGCTGCGTTCCAGGTCCACGGTTAGCTCCTCGGCATCTGGCGCTCGGCGAGCAGTCGCATCTCGGCGTGCAGCGCATCGAGCTTGGCGTTGATCACGGTTTCGAAGCGGATGTGGTCCTCGCGGCGCACGTATTCGCGCGGCAGCTCGACCAGCACCTTGCGCAGGTCGCGGTCAAGCTCCTCCTGCTTGCCTTCCATCCGTTTGATCCTCTCGTCCCAGACCTTGCGGCCTTCCTCGCGCGCGCGCTCCTGCGCCGCGAAGCGCTCGTCGAGCCGCTTGTCGAGCTGCGCCAGGGCGAGCCGCCCGAGCGCCCAGAACCCGGCAAGGATCGCGGCGGCGAAGGCGCCGACCGACAGGAACAACTCCAGCGTCATCTGCGCACCCTCTCGATGAAGGACTGGCAATCGAGGCAGCGGCGCGCGCTCGGCAGCGCGCGCCGGCGTGCCGCCGGGATCGGCTCGCCGCAATCGGTGCAGATCCCCGAGCCGGGCTCGGCGAGAGCCGCGGCGCGCGCCTGCGCACCGAGGCAGCGCGCGAGGTAGAGCGCCTCGCTTTCCTGGGCGATGTCGGCCTGGTCCATCGTCAGTGGCGGGCCTCGACCCCCTTCGTTTTCTCGTAGGTGCGATAGGCGCCCAGGCCGAGCAGCCCGAACAGGATCTGCATCGTGATCATCGTGTCGATCGCCGGGAACTCTCCCTCGTAGCCGAAGACGACCTTGGCGATGAAGCGCAGCAGCGGCTCGAGCACGGCGGCGTATCCGAGCCCGAACGCGCCGATCCAGATGCACGCCGGGCGGCCGCCGGCGACGAACCAGTTGATCGAGCGCGCCTCCTCGCGGTTAACCTCGATCTGCGCGAGTTGCAGCCGGATGCCGTGCTCGGCCATGAATTTCTGGAAGTCGAGATCCAGCTCGCGCAGCCGCACCGGGTCGGACTGCGCGAGGATCTGCTGGATGCGCTCGAGCGTCGCATCCTGCACGCCCATCTTGTCGGCGACGAAGCTCACCACGGCACCCGCGAGCGGCCCGCCGAGGGCGGTGGCGAGGGTGGGCGCGACCGCCTTGACGACGTCTGCCAGGCTCATGTCAGAGGCTCGTGCCGAGAATCGAGTCCATGTCGCCGCGCGTGCGCACGCACGTGTCGCCGAGCAGCCGCGCGAACGCCTGCGGCGAGCCTGCGACGTCCGGCGTGCGGTAGACGACGTCCACGATCGCGCGCGCGACCTGCAGCCCCTGCTCGCTGAAGCCGTAGATCTCCAGCAGCATGGCCTCGAGCCGCTCGCGCTCGACGCCGTGCTTGGCTGCGGCCGCCGCGACGAGCGCCAGGTCCGCGTAGAGCGCGCACTCCCGCGCGTTCTGCGCCTTCGGCGCCGCGATTGCCGCCGAGATCCCGAGCGAGAGCGCGAGCGCAAGCAGCACGCGAGTCATGCCTGGGCCTCCGCGCGGGCTTGCGGCGCGAGCGGCTCGATCACGTGCCGCGGATCCGGCTCCATCTCGCGCTCCAGCCAGGCCGCGACGTCGAACCCGGGGCAGGTCTTGAGCCACTCCCAAGGCTCGACCAGGCCGTCATTGTTCTGATCGGGCGAGAGGTCCCGGTGGCCGCACACGCGGGCGCTCGGGTACTTGAGCTGGAGCAGCTCGACGAGCTGCTTGAGCGAGCGCCACTGGTCGCGCGTGAAGCGCTCGGTGCCGATCATGCAGATGCCGAGCGAGGTCAGGTTGTTGCCCACCACGTGCGCGCCGACCTCGTCCATGTGCCGGCCGGTCACGGTCGCGCCGTTGGTGTAGAGCACGAAGTGATAGCCGATCGAGGCGAGGTCGGGGTTCATGCGCTCGCGCCACTGGAGCGCGCGCCGGAATCCTCGCTTCGCATGCCAGCGGTCGATCACCTCGACCGGCGTCGTGAAGCCGGGGGCGCCCGGCTCGCCCTCGAAGAGCGAGACGCCGTCCGGCGAGGCTGAGCAGTGGATGACGATCAGGGTGATCTCGCGCGGCATGGCACGCGAGATTAAGAGGCGCGCTCGGCGGCCTTAACCCCGAAGCCCTTCGGGGGCGCTCGGGTCCGCCTCGGTCTCGGCCCTGATCTGCTGGATCCTGCGCTCGGTGAGGCCGTACTTGCGCGCGAGATCGCGCAGCGTCATCGTCGGCGGCTCGGAGCGGATCGCCCGGTCACGCTCGCGGCGCGCGTACTCCAGGCCACGCGGCACGCCGATCTCACACTGCGGCCAGGCTGAGGCGAGCCGGCAGGCGGCTTCCATGCCGATCGCCTGGGCGAGCGCGGAGTCGGGCTTGACGCGGCTCGGGTGCGGCAGATAAATCGAGGTGCCGCCGAACCGCTCGAGCAGCTCGAGCGCCGCCGGCAAGCCGATGACGCGCACGATCTCCTCGATGCGCGCGTGGATCATCGCAACTCCCTGCGCGCCGCGCGGCGGCGCCGGTCGTACTCCAGCGCCGCGACCAGGCGCCGCAGCTGGTCGGCGCTCGCCCACTCGAGCCGGTCCACGTGGAACATCCGCTGCGCCATCGCGCGGGCGTAGTTCCAGGGCCTCGCCGCCTCGGCAAGCAGCGCCTCGATCTTGTTCACGAGCGCCTGGCGATCGGCTGGCACTTGCGGCTTGCGCCCATAATCGCGCTCGGTCGGGCTCGTCGGCTTGGGCCGAAAGCCGCGCCGGCGCAGATGCTCGATCACCATCTGGCGCCCAGCGTGATCGAGCTCCGCTGCCGAGCGCACGCGCGCAAGCAGCCAGAGCATGTCGCGATACGTGCTGTCATCCAGACCGAGCATCCGCTTGGCGACGTGAATCGCCGCCAGCTCTCGCCTGCGCGTGTCCGGTCGCTCGGCCATCGCCATGCCTCAGGCCGCTCCGCCCGTCATCTTTGCCTCGCGGGCCTCGGGGCTCACGAGGAATTGCAGGACCGTCTGCACGTCGTCGGCCGCCTGCTCTGGCGTCGCGCCCTCGCGTACCCGCCGCGCCTCCCACGCCGCGAGCGCCGCGGCGAGCATCTGCTCGTGAAAGACCCAGTACCGCATCTCAGGCCTGCACCGTCTCCGGCTCTTCGGCGAGCAGAGCCTCGACCAGGCGCTCGATCTCTCCCGAGGCGTCCTTGATCACCACCTCGTCGGAATCGGCTACCAGCGTGATGCCGAGGCGCTTGAGATCGGCCGCCTGCAGCTGCGCGAGCGCCTCTTTCACGGGCCGGTAAGACGTCTTCACGAGCACATCGAACTGCTCCGGATAGAGCTTGCGCACGAGCGCCACGACCCGCTCGGCGTCGTCGAATTCGATCCTGCCCGGGCGCTTCACGATGCCGACACGCACGCCGTGAAAGGTGACGGTGCGCGGCCGCTGGAAAAGCTGCGGGCTCTCGGCGATTGCGCCGGCGAGCGCCGCCCTGGCGTCGCGCGCGCGCGCGGCCAGGCGCTTGATCGCCGGCAGGTGCTCGCGCTGCAGCCTGCGCTTGGCTTCCTCCAGCGCGGTGACCGCATCGCCGAGCGCGGCCGCGGCCTCGGCGTAGCGCTTGGTCAGTGATTCGATCTCGATCATGGTAACCACGGTGATGCTCCTCTGCTGTCGCCGTCATCCTGGGCGGCGCGCCTCGCGGCGCGGCCGGGACGGACCCGTGAAGCTGTGCACGTCATGTGGGTAGCCGCAGCTGGCCGATAAGGTCGGCCAATGGCAGGCGCCGCAGCCGCGCCTCAAGCACGAGCGAATGCATCGCCCGCTCGCGCAGGAACGCGCACGTGCGCTCGAGCTCGGCCTTGGTCGCCGCGATGAAATATCCCGTCGCCGGGTGTCCGCAGACCGCGACCCCGTCCATGCGCAGCTCGGTCACCAGCTCGCGCACCTGGCGCTCGGTGCAGCCGAGCGCCTCCGCGATCGCCCTCGCGGTGATGCCGCGGTCCTCGCCGATGTGCCGCTGCAGCAGCATCTCGAGGTCTGTCCGGGTGACCGCAGCGCTCATCATCCGCCCCCGAACGCAAGATCAATGAACCAGAAGCGGTCAACCTTGCGCAGGTCAATCAGCTGCGCGTGCCTCGCAATCCATCCCCGCAGGTCCCGGCGCGAGATCCAGTACATGTCTCCGCCCTGGGCAGCGACACGCTTCGTGCCGCGCCTGTTGGCCGGGAGGCCTTCGTGCCGGATCCAGCGCCGGACGGTGATCTCGTCCACGCCCATCAGCGCCGCGAGCTGGCGGCCGGTGAAATGGTCGGGGTCACGCAGATCGAGCTGGAGGCGCTTGCGCTGCACGACGATCGCACTCGGGCTGCGCCGATAGCCCGCCTTGCGGAACTTGCGCGCGATGACCTCTGGCAGATGATGCGCCAGTGCGCGCAGCAGCTCGATTTCTTTCGCGCTCCAGGCCGGCTCCTTGAACCGAGGGACGGTGAGCCCGAGCGCGATCGCGCGCTTGATCACCCACCAGCGCGGCCGGCATACGCGCGCAGCGAGCGTCCTGATGGCGTCGCGGCTCGGCCGCTCCAGGTACACGCGCCTGATCTCCGCATCGATCCAGGGCTCCAGGCGGTAGCGGCGCGCACCCCGCCCGCTCGGCACGTAGTGAACCCCTCGCAGCCCGAGCTTTTGCGCGTGGGCGTATACCGCCAAGACCGATCGGCCGAGCAGCTCGGCACAGCGCGCCGGCCCGCCTGGCGCGCCGTAGTGCTCGCGCAGCGTGCGCTCCTCGGCGGTGCTCCAGTAATAGCGGTGCCGGCGCAGCGCGAGGCCGGTCGCGGGGGCGTTCATTTGATACGCCAGACGCGCGCCCGGCCGTCGGCGAGTGGGGCGGCGCGCACCTTGATGCCGAGGCGCTTGGCGCGTGCGTAGACGTTGCTCAGGCACTTGCGCGAGATCACGAACGAGTCGCCAGGATCCATCGCGCGCAGCGTGTTGACCACCAGGCCACGGCTCAGTCCGGCCGGCTGCGGCACGCCTTTCTCGATGGGCAACATGTCAGCGGGGCGAATCGTTCTCGGATCGGTGCCGGTGGGACGAAGCGTCATGTCAGCCTCCGCTGCATGATTTGCCTCGATGCGGCGCGCGTGGGTCGCCGATCGCAGGCATACAGGATTCGCGCCGGCGCCGCGAGGAACGTCTCGAAAAGCACGCCGCCGGCGCGGAGCTGCGGGTTCGAGAGGTACACCCGAGCCCAGAACTCGATGTGCTCATCTGCATAGATCGGCCCCTTGACAGGGCGCTCGCAGTCCTGCACCGCCACTTGCGCGGCCCGGATCAGCATCGCAGCGTCCATCCCGCCCTGGTGTGGTCGAGCACCAGGTGGCAGAATGCCTCCGCCCCGCGCTGCTCGAACGGGATGCGGATCACGCTGTAGTCGGGCGCCGAGCGCTCGACGACGGGTGAGCCGATTTTCACCGGCGCCGGGTCGCGGGCGGCGTATTGCATAGAGCCGACCTGCATGGCGGTGGCGCCCGCCGCCAGGCCGACGACGAACCAGCGCACGCCGATCGCGATCAGCCGAGCGACCGGCACGACCCTCATGTGTTCGTACATGGATCCTCCTCGCGGTGGGGACAGGTCTTGCATGCCTGCCACAGCCGCACGCGCATCGGGTTGGTGGCCACGAACTTGCGCACCTGATGATCGAGGCAGTCGCGCTTCGTGATCTCGCCGAGCACGGGGCAGACGACCGTCTCGCGCATCAGCTCACCGCGCACCCGTGCCTCGACGCGATCGAGCCTGCCCTTGTAGGCATTGCCGAGGACTTGGTTGACCACGGCCGCCGAAACCCCGAGCCGCTTGGCGACCTGGCCTTGCGAGGCTCGATCGCAGGCACGCGCGAGTACTGCCACCCAGTCGGGCAGGCGCGAGGGCCAGCTTTGCTCGGCACGCCGGATGTTCGCGCTCACGTGCGCTCTCCGCGCGGCCAGACGACGCGGCCGAGGTTCGGATCGAACACCGCACACGTGCGTTGCACCATCGGCGGCCGCGGCCCGGTGTTCATCGCCGGCACGAAGCGGTAGCGCGCGAGCGTGCGGCCGCACCCGCCACGCGCCGGCGCCACGACCTGCAGGTACCCCGCCCGGGCAAGATGCTTGATGTACTGGAGCGCGTCTTGCAGGTCCACTGCGTGCTCATCGGTGCTCGCCGCGAGCGCGAGCTCCCGGCCGTCGAACTCCCCGATGATTCGCATCGTGCGCCACATCTGCGCGCGCGATCGGCCGCGCGTCGCCGGTGTGCCATCCGGCCGCAGTCGCGGCGCCTCGACACCGACATCGCGCACGAGCCGATAGCTCTGCCAGGTGTAGCGCCCGTCGTGCTCGCCGCGCGGCCGCTCTGCGAGTGGCCGCAGGTAGCCGCCCGCGAGCAGCTGCTCGATGTAGCGCCGCGCGGAGTTCTGGTTCTGCTGCGATTCAAATGCGATATCTGCGCTCGTGAAGCTGCGGCCCTGCAGGTGCCGCGCCCGGATCGCGGCCCAGATCCGCTCCTGGACCGTGATGCAGCCGCCGGAGGCGACCAGGTGCACGGGCTTGCGCGTGGGCTTGCGCGGCTCAGGCATCGCGCGTCCTTTCGGCGTCGTTCGCCTCGGCGAGCAGCCTTTGCGCGAGCAGTCGCGCGCAGGTGGGATCGAGCTCTACGCACACGGACTCGACGGCATGCCGGCGGCACACGCACAGCCGCACGGCGCCGTGCAGAGTGCCTGTGCGCACGTCGGCGCTGCCCACCGACTCGCCCATGATTCGCACCGGTGCCGAGATCACAACGTCGGAGACCGGAGCGCTCACATCGCCCTCCTGACCGGCGCCTCGCCGGTGTAAAAGGGCCTGCTCCCCCAGTCCTTCAGCGTCGCAGCCTTCGCGGGGCCGCTCCCGCCTCCAGTGGACTTGAAGTGCTGCCGGATGTTCTCGATGTTCACCACCACGCGCCGCGTGACGCCGCGCGTCACCTCGATGACCCGCTCGAGGAGGTCATCAGAGATCGTCTGGTCCGGCGAGTAGAGCTTCACCAACTTCCTCGCGTCTTCGAGATCGCAGGGCTCGGCCGGGCACCAATCGAGGACGCGGTTATGGAACCGCTCCCAGCGCTTGAGCTTCGCGGGAAACCGCTCCTCGCCCACCATCAGCACCGGCGCGTTCGAGACCTCGTAGATGTCGCGCACCAGCTCGACCAGGTTGCGGTCCACGATGTGGTCCATCTCGTCGATGATCAGCGGCCGGCGCGACAGCACCAGCTCCTCGCCGATCTGCTTGACCATCTCGTAGATCGTCTTGCCTGGCCGGATGCCGATTTCCTCCAGGATCATCAGGAGGAGCGACTTCTTCGTGAGGTAGCTCCGGCATTCGATGTACACGGCGCGGTGCTTGTTCGCGACCACCGCCATCGCGGTGGATTTCCCGAAACCCGAGGGGCCGTACATCACGCCCATGCCCGGCATCGAGGGCGCGCGATTGACCAGGTGGTCCATGACCCGCAACGCGAGGGCGACGTTCTTCAGCGAGGCGAACGTCGTGTTGACGGGGGGCGAGTTTTTGGTCATCCTTCCATCTCCTCGTAAGTGGCTCTCATGGGTCGCTTAGCGACGCCCGGTGGCAGCCGGGCGTTGTTTTCTCATCCCCTCGCGGCCAGGCGTTGCTCGAACTCCGCGTCCAGCTCCCGCTGGATGCGGAAGTAATCGCTCGACTGCCACGCCTGCCAGAACTCCTCATCGCGCTCGGCGAGTGCCTCGCCGGCGGATCGGCGTGCATCGAGCGTCTGCCAATAGGCGTGCTTCTCGGTGTCGGAGCGCAGCTCGTGCACTGTCACCTGCACCGGCGCGCCGCCCTCGGCCTCGAGCTGCGCCATGTAGCGCTGCGCCTCGGCATCGAGCGGCCGCGGCTGAATGCGCGGACGCTCGAGCGGGTGGCGGAAGTCCGGCCGCACAATGCGAGGCGCCTTGATCGTCGGATCCGCGCCGGCGGTCCCTTGCGCACCAGCCAGCAGGCGCGCTGTCGCCAGCTCGTCCATGCGCCGCTCGGCATCGAGCTGCGCGCGCGCGGCCTTGAGGAACGCCCGGCGGTTGCGCGCATGCTCGCGCGCCGCCGCCGCATCATTGAATGCCGCCGGGTCCACGCACTCCGCGAAGCAGATGTAGCGCCCATCGGCCGTATAGACGTGCACTCCCTTGTGCAGCTCCTGCGGGTCAAAGCGCGCGACCACCTTGCGCCCGGCCAGGTCCACCAGGTCCGCGGACCAGTAGCGGTTGGCGAGCCGCTCGCCGACCATGCGCCCCGAGTCGAGCTTGATCGTGCCATCGCGCCCGACTGCGATCTCCTCGGTCGCGAGCAGCCACAGCCGCATCTGCGCCTCTGTCGGCCGCCGAGGAATCAGCCGCACATAGGATTCTTCGAACACTCGATCGAAGGATCGTCCCTTGGCGATACCGGAACGCCGGCCCTCGCGCGCGTTCCACGCCGCAACCTCGCGCTCGATCACGCGCTCCAAGTCAGCCAGCGGGACGGCGCGATGCTTGCCGTCGTAGTCGGGCTTGTCCACGGTCGAGGAGCCGGTCCAGGCGCCGGCGAACTCCGGCGCCTTGTCGATGTATTCGCCGATGCCGCCGACGCCGAAGGCACGCTCGACCGGCTTCGCCTGGCCGTGGCCCGGGGTGGCCCACATCACGCGCACGCCGAGCAGCTGGAAGACGCCGAGCGGCTCCTCCTCGCGCACGCGGAAGCGGAATCGGTGCCGGACGCCGCCGGACATCGTCTTGTTCGCGGCTGCGAGCGTGTTGTCTATGAGCACCGCGTCGGGAATGCCGTAGCGCCTGCACAGGTCGCCGAAAGAAAGGCGGATGACCTCGGTGTGCTCGGTTTTGTCCGTCCTCCAGGCCAAAATCTTCGAGCTGTAGACGTCCTGCCAGTACCAGGTCTGAGCACGCCGGACTTCGCCGTCGGGGAAGCGCACCCAGAGGTTGTGCTTGTAGCCATCGGCGTTGACGATGGCGAGCGCAGTGAGCGCCGCGCGCACGCGCGCCTGAGCCGGGTAGAGCTGCATGGCGGCCTTACGCCCTTCCCGGGCCAGCACGCGCACGTGACGCGGTATCGCTTGCAGCCGGCGCAACAGCGTCCGGTTCGAAGGTATGGACCAGTCCGGGCGAGCCTTGGCCGCGCGGCGCAGCCGGTCGATGCACGCCGCTGCGCTGCGGCGCTCGGGAGCGAGATACTCGGCCTTGAGGAACTCCCACGCCTCGGCGCTCATCGGCGCCGTCGCGACGCGACCTCTGTGGCCGGGCGCCAATAAATAGAGCCAGAGGTGCTCGGGCTGGCCCTTGACCAGGCCGAGGTAACGCCACAGCGTCGGCTCGGAGATCCCCCGCTCGCGCTGCAGAGCAGAGACCACGGCGGTGCCATCGAAGCCGAGCCCGCGCAGCCTGTGGTACTCCTGCACGATCACGAGGCGCCGGCGCGCCTCGGCCTTCAGGCGCTCGGGCTGCGCCTCGAAGGTCTCTGCGAGTGATTCGGAGCGGGCGTCTGGCGTCGCACCAGAGCCGGGGGAGGAGTTGCCGGCCTCGCTATCGAGCGCCCGCATGCAAGAAAAAGCCCCGGCGGCGGCGAGGGAGGAGGATTCCGCCGCCGGGGCGCCAGAGAGGAACATCCTCTCCGCAAGAGCTGCCTGGACGTCGGACGGCAGATCGGCGATTCGATAGACGCGCTTCTTGCCGCCGCGCCCCGGCTGCCGGTACGCCGTCCAGCCTTGCTTCTTCGCGCGCTTGTGAACATTTTGGCGAGCTATGCCGAGGGCGGCCGCGATCTGGCGCTCGGACACCACTGTCGCGGCTCCGTCAGCCTCTTTTTTCATCTTCGCACTCCAGTTTTTCTTCTTGCGCTCGCAGCCGCTTGACTAGCCTCGCTGCCGCCTCCGGGTTGCGCCGCGCCCAGCGCACCAGGTACGCGGGCTCATCGCCCATGTGCGCCATGACTTCGGCTTCGAACTTCGCGCGTTGGTCGCGGTCCTTGAGCTTCACCGCGTACCGATGGAGGGAGGACTTCGAGATCCCCTTGCCGAGGCGCTTGAAGCGTTCGGCAAGCTCGGCGTAGCCGGAAAAATTGGCCTCGCGGATCGCCCGCTCGATCATCTCGCGCGCGATCGCGGGCAGCAGGTCAATCTTCGATGGCTTCACCGCCGCCCCCGGATGCGTTCCTTGAGCAGCCGCTCGCGGACCGCGAGTTCGACCTTCTGCTTCTCGATGCGGCCAAGTTCGGTGAGGATGGCGTCCTCGCCCGCCAGCACGCGGCTCCCGCGTTTGCGCGCGAGCAGTTCCTGCAGCGCGGTCGTCTCGCACGCTACCTCGAATGCAGCGGCATACTCGAACGGGAAACGGTGCCCCTCTCGGGACTCTGCCCTCCAGGCATCGAGCTGGTACTTGCTGATGTCCTGGCCGATCAGTTCCGCCATGCGCGCCGCGATCTCGTAGCGGCTCTTTGAGGAGCGTTTCAGCGCCGCTGAAAGGACCCCGCACAGTTCCGCCGCGTAATTGAGACTCCCTTCCACGAGCTCGGGCGCCTGCGGCAAATCGAACAGGTCAATAGTCGATGTGTCCTTGGGGGCGCGCACGGCTATTTCTCAGGAGCCTGATTTACATTGACAGCGGCTGCCTCGCTGTTACGCTTCCCCCCGAAGCGGCCCTTCTGCGGGCGGCCGGCGCCTCGGGAGAAGGGGATGTCCCAGCGCTTGCGCTTGGGACGGCCGTCGCGCTCGTAGCGCGATGGCCAGATCTGGTGCGGACGCAGGCCGATCGCCTCGGCGAGGATCTGCTCCGCATTCGGCCACTGGCGATTGAGCGCAACGCGCAGAGATCCCTCGGCGAATCCGTGGGCAAGCGAAAGGCGGCGAATGGATGAACCAGCCTTGCGAATCGCGGCGACCACATCGGCTGGATGCCAGTCCTGCGGGACTGGTTTTTTGGCCGAGGTATGCGTGCGCATCGGGAATAGACTACTCGCACGAATGCGCGATAGTCAAGCATGAGCGTGCGAGTGTGCCACCGGATGCAGCTTGCGATCAGTCCAGAATGTGACGTATCGCGAAGGTAATTGCATTAAGTGACTGATAGAACAAAGAAAAAGGCGGAACGTTTATTGGGCGCAAAAGATGCCGAGGCGGGTGCAACTTTGGAGGTGCAAGTTGCATCCAGAATCGCTGAAGTCGCAGACGCCGTCGGGGGAAACAGCGCGCTCGCACGAATGTGCGGACTATCGGAGTCGGTGATCCGAAAGTGGCGTCGCGGGGAGTCCGAGCCAACCACTAGCGACCTGGTCGCGATTGCGCGGGCAGGAGACGTGACGGTCGAATGGCTCGCCACGGGCGCGGAGCCCAAGCGGCGCGGTATGCTTTCCAAGATCAGCAAGGCGCGCGATGCGGTGGTGCTCTTTTGTCAGCGCCGCTCTACGGTTCCACCTGAAGTACTGCCGCGTCTGATGGAGGAGGCGGTGGAGTATCAGCTCGATGTCGAGGGGTTGGAGCAGCGCCACGGCGCTGAATATCCGAAGCCCTCCGTCGTCGGCGACTTCGTCCTGGTGCCGCGCTACGACATCGCGGGTTCAGCGGGGCACGGCTCGCTCGTCTCGAGCGAGCAAGTGGTCGATTACCTGGCGTTTCGCGCTGACTGGGTAAGAAACGTGCTCGGCGTCGCTCAAAAGGATCTGGTGCTGATCAGCGTGAAGGGCGACAGCATGGCGCCGACTCTATCTGATGGCGACCTGATACTGGTTGATCGCTCAAGGGAACGCATCGAAGATAGTGGCATCTATGTGATTCACCTCGACGACGCGCTCTTGGTCAAGCGCATTCAGCGTCACCTTGATGGCACATTAACGGTTCGCAGCGACAACGAGAGGTATAGCGCCGAGCAGGTATCAGCGGAAAGTGCAACGTCGCTCAGGGTAGTCGGTCGTGTGGTATGGGCCTGCCGACGAGTCTAGGAAAGGAGGATAGATGGCGCTGATTAAATGCAGTGAATGCGGTAAGGAAGTGTCCGAGAAAGCTGCTGCTTGCCCGAGCTGTGGCAATCCCATCTCGGCGTCGAATAGCAGCGAGGTCCAGCGAGTGTCAATTGAGAGCGCGCCTGTCTTAACCACGCAGTCCACAGGGAAAGGGCCGAAGGGGGTGCAATTGGTTGGCATCCTTCTCATGGCCGCGGGGCCGGTGAGCTGCGTCTTGAGCCCGACCGGAAACATTTTCTCCGTGATTGCGTTCTTCCTTCTTGGTCTATGCATCTACTTCGCTGGCTCCATCGCGGCCTGGTGGAGGCACGGATAGCCGACTCTCAAATCAAGTGGCACAACGCCCGTCTGCGAAGCTGCACCCCAGCCACTTGATTTGAGACCTCCTCATAAGCGGCTTCTCGTAACCCTATGATTTCTCCCGGGAACGTCCCACGCTCCCGGTGGATCCAACTTAGTCCCGCACCCTCAAACCATCTGGCAGCGCACACTGCCATTGCGCGCGCTCGTCGTCGCG